AGCTAAGTGTTCCAGAAGTGTCTGTAGAAATTAAAGCATAGCCTGCAACAGCAGGGTTAGCAGTGGGTAACGTAAGAGTTAAATTAGCAGCTAACGCACTAGGAGATTTTACAGCAACATAATTTGTTCCATTACCTGTTTGTTCGCTAAATCTAATTTCTTTTTGATTATTAACTGTCAGACCATTTTGATCTAGGAAAGATATTTCAGCTTGGTTTGCAACTAAACCCACCTGGTTCGATCCCTTTCTATAAAATCCTGTGCCAGTATCGCCAAAATGAAAAGAGGGTGCAGATGTAGAACCACTAGATGTTCCTAACACACCTGTCATTACTCCACCAGCTTTTAACAACATTCCTAAATTAGTTTGTGCAACATCCCCTATTTCTACAAATCCATCATTAGCCTTATTTCTTATTTTTAAAGTTTGTGATGTATTACTAACCTCATCAATATGCAACTGATACGCACCAAGACCTACTGTTGGATCACCACTACCAGCTTGCAAACTTTTAAGTGCATCAATAACTTGTTGCAGTTTTGTTCTTACCTGCAAACCTGTACCATTATCTACGGTAAATCCTGCTCCTCCTGTTGTATTTACTCTTGCCATTTAATTAAGCTCCTTTACCATATCCTAACGCTTGAAACGAAAATTTCACATCTATAGGTGAATCTGATGAATTTTTAAATACTATTGTAAATCCTGTACCAGATACATTACTTAAAACAAAAAACGCTCCAGAGGGTAAATCATAAGGTGAAATACCAATTACAGGTAAAAAAGCAGTAGTTGACCCACCAATAGCACTTGTTCCTGTAAAAAATCTTTTAGCAAACACAATATCAACACCACTTGCTGACGTACCAGATTGTATCGGTGTGCTTATAACATTACCTGATGAAATATATTTATTTTCTACTCTTGATGGAAAAGAAGCATCAAATCCTAGTTCCAAAAATCTTATATTTTCATTTATATCATTTGATATTAAATCACTCCTAAATTTAAATCCTCTTCCGTTAAAAGTTCCATTTCTTAAATTTAAAAAATCAGTGAAAGTCGGACTACCACTTGGATTATCATTTGTGACTTGCACTTTTAATCTTCCTTTTAAACGATCACTGCCCGCACCATCAAAATTAGTTCTTAAATCTAGATTAGGAATTGCATCAAAATTATCATTAACATTAAAACCTTCACTACGTATGTGTCTTTTTAATCTTAAGTTTTGGTAAACTGCACCTAAATCTAATACATTTGCAAAGTCATACCTACCTATAAAACCTTGTTCAACCTCAACATTTCCTGATGTAGTAGCCGTATCATTATCAATTACAGCAGCAGCCAAAACTGTAAAGGTATTAACATCTGCAACAGAAGTTATTAAAAATTGCCCACTAACACTTGCTCCTGATGTGTAAGTAATCTTTGGTCTATCACCAACTAAAAGACCATGAGAATTTATAGATATAGTTACTACTTTTGCTGTTTGACTATATGTGCCAGTAATTTGTACATCTGGATCTGATAATTTTAAACTTCCAGAATCAACAGTAACTCTAGTTTTTGTACCAGTAAAGTTTGGTTGCTCTCTTTGTTGTAGTAATAATAATTCATCCTCAACTTCTGGAAGTGCAAATTCTACTTTAGCTTCACTTGCTGATAAGTTGCCAGCTAAATCTTCAAATTTCATGGTGTAAGTACCAGTTAAAGCAGGTACTAAAACTTCTGTCGTATTTCCATTTTGTGTATCTAAATCAGTTGAACCACTAAACTGTGTATTTGCAAAAGTTGTAGAAGAATGTCTTATTAAACAACGACCACCAAAAACAACATCTTTAGCAATAGCTTGATCCCAGCTAAGTCTTACTTGATAGTTATTAATTGGTTCGAGCTGTAAATTTTGTGGCTGTTCAGGGAGATCAGACAATGCATTTACAGCGATATTAGCCTCTGTCGGTGAACTTGATCTCTCTCCTAAAGCGTTAACTGTAAAAAGTCTTATGTCATATGAACCAGCTTCAAATTCTGATTGTATTATCTCAAATGTTGTTTCCTGTGTATTTACAAGAGTAAAATTATCTTCATCTCTTCTGTATTGCAGTATATAACTTGAAGCACCATCAACAGCCTGCCAATCAATAAATACTTTTGGTACTGCTCTATTATTAATAACAACTATTCTTTCTTCAAGAGTAAGTGCTGATGGTGGTGCTAATATTGAAGTTAATAAACTAACATTTCTTGCTGGTAATTGCTCACCATCTTCCACTGCTGCATATTTACCCTGATTATGACTTAAAGCAGTAATAGCATATGTTTTTTTAGCTGTTTCCTTTATATTTATTACTCTCCAATTTGTAACAGAAACACTACCTGATTCAAAAATATATGGACTATTTAGAACAGGAGCAGATGAAAAAGCACTTGAAACATTAACAACAGTTTGACCACTAGAATAACTAGATATTGTTTTAGTTTCTACTGTTCCATTGCTTAACAAACAGCTAATAGTAGGTGAATCGCTAATATCAGGTTGATTTGTACCAGATACATTATCAACAGTTACAGCAGTAGTAGTAGCAGCTTTTACAAGACCTCCTCTTCTTGTTGCAGCTTTTACTCGATCTGCAATACCAATAATACTTCCTATCTGTACGATAGAACCAGCAGCAATATTAGTTTCAAAAGCACAAGTTTCAGTAGCAGTCTGTTGTGTATTTAAAAACCATTTACCTACTCTTTGTGCTTGACCTCTAGAAGTCGTTCCAAAGGTCCTAATAGTATTTATTTGTTCTCCATATTTTGCTATAGCTGCTGTATCCTTAACAGTTACATAATCTAATTGTTGAGTTTCTAAATCAAAATAACTAATATTTATTACTGTAAATCTTGTTTTTAAAGAACTGCCGCTATAAACAAATTCTCCATTAACTACGTTTGCATTATTAAATACGTAATCAAAAGATACTGTGCTTGGATTAGCAAAGTCTTTTGGTGCATCTTGTGATATTTTTATTGTGCCTTCTGAATAAAACGGCATTGCTCTCATAACAGAACAAATATCATTAATTATTTTTAATGCTTCTTGTTGTGTTCTTATATTTACATTTAAAGAAAATCTAGGTTCTTCTTGACCTTGCCCATCATTTACTAATTGACCACAATATTCACTTGCTTTACGAAAAACAAATTTATCTAATGATGACTCAGGTAAATTACAACCATATCTACTATCTGTTAAAAGGTCATAAAGTATCCATGCTGGGTCATTTGTCCATTCTTTATCTGTTTTAAAAGTACCGTTAAAAGTACCGCTGTATGTAATTCTGCCTGTTGCGAGGTCTACTGTTGCATTATGTGGTATTTTTATCTTTTTTCCTCTTACACGAAGAACCCTTGCGGGCAGTTGTGGAAATTCTTCTGCACTAAAACGTAAGGAAGTGTATGCAACATTTGGATAATTATTAGATTCTGAGATAATTTCAGTAACCCCACCTAAACGCATTGTATTGAAAGTATTAGAGTCGCCTTCATTACTGGTTCTGGTTAAAATAACTGTGATTGGGAAAAACGCTCCTGAGTCACCAACAGGGTTTGTATTGTAACCAGCGACATCTACAAGTCTTATTCCAAAATCACGGCTATAGGACGCAGCACTTTTTCCTCTAACAAGTGTTTGTATAATTGTCTGTTCAGACCCATTAGCAGGGTTTATTTTTATTTCAACTTGTACAGATGTAGCTTTTCTATTTCCTTTAGAATCAATTCTAAAAAAATTGTCAAATTTAACTCTAACCCTTACTTTATCAACATTAACATTATTAATCACCACAGATCGTGTTGTAGGTGAACCGCCTGCTGGGAAACTAACAATTTGTCCAATATCACCACCTGTTCTTTCAGTAGCCTGTATTTCTGCTGCTGGTAAAACTAAGTTATTAGCAGTGCCTTGCTGAAACTGAAAATCAACAGTGTCATAATTAAAATCTGATGCTGCTGGGTTATTAACATCTGCATCACCAGCTAAAACTGGTTGATTATTTAAAAATAAATCCTTTAAAAAGCTATTTTTATATGCTGTAGATGTTTTATCTGTAATACCGTTTCTATGTGCAGTAGCACTAAGTTCTATTTCACCTTCACTTAAAATATCAACAAGAGTAATAAAATCTACTGATTTAAGTGCCTCTACTGGTACTGGTGCTGTCGATATAACGTTACGTATATCTTTAGTTCTTTCAAGAAATGCAGATCTTCTATCTTCGGGTGGTACTGTTCGGTCAAATAATGGATTAGGTAGAACCATTGTTAATTCACCACCTGTTCAGTATCAATTTCTGCACTTACAGTATTGGTTCCAATCAAAGTTTCTCCATATACGATATTTATAGGTACACCTTGTTTTGCAATATTAGCAGTTCCACTAAACGTAAAATTTGGATCTTGTTCATCACCACCAAATGTAGGTGGTGTAGGTGGTGGGAATAGTAAATTAGTAACACCTTGAACTATAAGAGATGAACCTATCATAGTAAAAGCAGTAGCAAACACAGTGCCTTTAACAACAGCTAGTGTTGCTGCGCCAAGAAAAGCTCCACCTAATAATATTGAGAAAAAAATCTCTCCATGAACAACAGGTATTATTTTTATATCGCTTTCTGTTTGTAAATCTAATAATTCCTCTGTAATTCTTACTTTACCT